ACCGCAACGGCACCACGTACATCAATCTATGGCGGCATCTGTTCACCACCATGTGCGTGTTTCGCGAAGCGTACTGCTGCGTGGATCTGCCGCACGCCGACGACGTACCGCTGACGCTGCTCGAACAGAAGCAATCGGGCGGCCTCGACCCGTACCTCATGGCGTACGACCCGCGCTCGATCATCAATTGGTCGGTGGACGATTTTGGCAATTACAACTGGATCATCATCAAGACGGGCTCGACCACGGAGGAGTTCCTCGGGGATCAGATCAACATTGACCGCTGGTACTATTACGACCGCACGGAATACCGCATCTATGAACGCCAGACCAAAGTAGGAGAATCCTCCAGCGAAGGGATGCCGATTTACGGCCCCAACGGCGTCCCGCTGAGTATCTCGTCGGTCAACGTCGCCAAGCTCATCGATTCCGGCCCGCACGCGCTCGCAACCGCCGGCCGCGTGCCTGTGCGGCACTACGAAATCCCCGAGGGGCTGTGGCTCGCGAACCGGGGCTATCTGCCGGCGGTGGCGCTGATTAACCTGCAGAATTCGTACGAGTGGTCGCTGTTCATGGCGAACTTAGCCATACCGGTTATCAAGACAGAATCAGAGAAGATCCAAACGATGTCGGAATCGGCCGCCTTGCAACTTGCGCCGGGCGACAGCATCGAATTCGCGGAGCCCAAGGGAACTTCGTACAAGGCGTCCGCCGAAGCGATCCGGTGCAAGCGCGAAGAACTCTTCCGCCAGATGTACCTCGCTTCGCAGGGCCGCGATTCGTCCGCGTCCGCTTCCGCTTCCTCCGGCTATTCGAAGGAAATGGACATGATGCCGTCGAAGGACGTGCTCTCCGAATTCGGCGAAGTGGTGCGCGCCGGTGCCCAGAATCAACTGATGGACGTACTCGCCGTACGGGAGGACGAAGCGATCGTGCCCGACGTTCGCGGGCTCAACTTCGAGATCTCGACCGAATTGCAGGAAGCGGAAGTCCTCGAAATCGAAATGTCCCTCGACGTTCCGTCGGACACGTTCTACAAAGAAAAATTCAAGAAGCTCATTGCGATGGCAAACCCCGACGCCAATTCCGACGTGCTCCAGAAGATGTACGACGAGGTGGACGCTTCGCCCAGCCGCTCGGAGCTTGCGGCGCAACAGGCCCAAATGCAGCAACTCACGTTCGCGAGGGGCATTGAGCGCGCGGTGACGTCAACCGGGCAGAACGCCGAGCAGGCCGGCGGGGCGCCGTAGCGATAAAGCAGAGCGGGCGAGCCGGAGAGCGGGCGAGCAGGCGCAACCCCTCACGGTTGTTTTGAGCGGGCGACGTGATCCGCAAACGTGCGCGCCCTGCCCGGTTCCGCGGCGGCGGCCTTTCGTTCTTCCGGCGTCATTGCGCGGCGTCGTGCCCATTGCAGTTCTTCCAGGATGGCGCAGAGGTATTTCTCTTCTGTTGTTCCTGGGGGCGGTAACTCAGAGCCGTACAATGCCCTCATGCGGACAGTGTAACCCATCTCTGCTAGCGGAAGATGACTGACATTCAGCCTCACTCAGTCATAGCCGCATCGCGCGACTGGCGTAACTCGAAGCTCACACAGACATCATGTTGCCCCAGCAGATAGTCGAAGGAGTACAGCATCATGACGAAGCAAGCGTTCTCGAATTGTATTCCCTCTTAACTGCCACCCGCCTTAAAGTAGCCCGCGTGCTGGGATTCTGCGAAGCTCGGGACAACATCGACGATTTGGTACACGACGGCTTTCTGATCGTCCTCGGAGTCATCGAGCGTGGCGAGTTGAGGCAGCCCGAATCGTTGCCGTTCTTTATCGGTACGATTATGCAGCGTCAGGTTGCCCAACAAATCGGCCTCCAGGTAAAACGGCGTGCGCGCGGCGAGGGCTGGGACCATGACGAGGCCGGCATTCCGTTCGAGGAGTTGCTGCTCGATCCCTCGAATCCCCTTCGGGACCTGATCGACCGGGAGGAAGTGGGTATCGGATGCCCTATGCTCGCTATGCTTGCCACGATGAAACCGTTCGACCGCGAGATCCTGACGCGGTTCTACGTGATGGCGGAGCCCGCGGCTAATATTTGCGCGGCCATGCACATCACGCCGAAACAGTTCGCGAACGAGAAATCGCGCGCCAAGGTGCGCTTTACCGATCTCGTGCGGCAAACGCTGGGCAGCGCAGTGGAACCCACCGCGCCAAGCTCGCAGTTATCGATACCCCATTGCCGTAATGGGCATGCCTTCACCCCGGCCAACACCTATGTGTTAAAGGGCAGGCGATCTTGCCGGAAATGCCGTTCTCTCCGCAGGCGGCGGCTGTATAAGGCCAAAAAGATTATGGCGGAAGCAGCGCCGCGAAGGCGCCCGCAAGAAGCTACCCGATAGCGAACTGCCGAAGAGAGGCCTCGTGCAGCGCGCGTTTAATGCGCCGCGAAGCCCCAAAAGGCCAATCAAGTTTAGTACCACACTCGCCAGTCAGTGATACATGGCTGGGAAGAAATAGAAAACCTTGCCGCCAGGTGCAAGCCAAAATACCTGGGAACGCAATTATCGAGCTGCGGCGATATCCCGCAGGGGAGCAAATCAATGATGAAGTTCTGGTTAAAAGATCCGCTACGGGACGCAGCCTCAGACGGCGGCGACGGTGGCGGCGGCGCCGGGGCCGGAACCTCGGGAATTACCAAAGAAGATGTCACGGCCATAGTGACCAATATGTTCAATGGCCTGGATAAGCGCTTCGGTAAGAAATTCACAGATATAGAAACGTCCCTAAATAGTTTCGCTGGAATCGCCAAAGTGTTCGGCGACGTGAAGCCCAAGAAGCTCGCGAAGCTGCTCGCCAAGGCCGGCAAGAAAACCAAAGCCGACGACGAAGCCGACGGCGCCAATAATGGCGGCGGTAACAACAACGGCGGCGGTAACAATCGAGACGAATCGAACAACCGGCAGAACAAAAAAGAACTCGACGACCCCTTCAAAAAGAAAAAGTTCAAGGAATTGATGGAGAAAGTCACGCGGCTGGAGACAGAGCGTGACGATGCCAACAATAAGGCGATCGCTGCTCAGATCGACAGCAAAGTGGACGCCGTTCTTGGAAACTTCCAATGGGCTAACCCCAAGGCGCGCGGAAGCGCGTTCAAGGAGCTGCGGCCCATGGTGGAGCGCAACGACGATGGCGACCTGGTCATTGGCGACGCCAAATACGACAGCTATATCATGGCGAAGGTTCCGGAGGAGTTCGACTACTTGCTCGCCCCGAAAGCAAAGGGCGGAAGCGGTGCCGTCAGGGGCGCCGCCAAGAAGGGGTTCGATATCGATTCACTAGGGGCAACTTCAACCAAAGAAGAACTGGCCGAAGCGGCGCGAGAAATCGCGGCGGCATACGGCCGCGACTGAACGGAAAGGCTGAGCGGTAGTTTCGCCCGCTCGCCCGCTCTCTCGGATCTTCTCACCCCACCGGCTGCATTGCCGGTCTACAGGAGATACACCTATGGCAACCCTCACCTCCGCCAATGCAGTTGCGGCCATTCCAAAAATGGTCGCCCCCATGGCGCTTCAGGCATTATTTCCGAACTTCGTAATGGGCGGATTCGTCAACCGCGATTTTGACAACGTGCTGGCGTCCGCCGGCGATACCGTGAACGTCGCAATGGCGCCGAACCTGGTGGCCAACAACATCGCGGAGGCCGGCTCCGTGCAGACGCAGTCCCCCTCGCTCGGCAACGCGCAGGTCGTGCTCAACACCCACGCGGAAGCCACCTTTCAGATTCCGAACGTCATGCAGGCCTTGGCCGCGCCCGATCTCATCGCTACCTATCTGCAGCCCGCCGCGGTAGCCGTTGCTGAAAAGATAGAAGCCGATCTGCTCAGCGTCTATGTGCTTCTGACCGCTAATGCTGCCGTAGGAACCGGCGGCACGGCGCCCACCGAAGCCACGGTAGACTCCGCCGAGACCGCGCTGTTCAAGGCGCGGATGCCGGACGCTACCGCCAAGATCGGCGTCGTTTCGCCCGATTGCTATGCCTCCCTACGGCAGATCTCCCGGTTCTCGGAAGACCGCATGGTCGCCGGAGCGGGCCAGTCGGCCATCTACAACGGCACCATCGGCAAATTGAAAAACATCACTTTCGTCCGTTCGCAGAAAGTGACCGTTTCGGGCGGCACCACGTATAACATGGTGTTCGGCCGCGATGCCATCGTGCTCGTTACCCGAGCCTTGCCCACGATTATCCAAGGGACTGGCGCTGTGTCTTACATGATTAACCTCGCTGGTTTTGGGATGCGAGTAGTCATGTCGTATAACCCCAATACGCTGGGACAACAGTTTACTATCGACGTGCTGTATGGCGTTGGTATTCTCCGAAATCAATTCGGAACTCAGTTTTTGAGCTAGTCTTTTGGGAGCTTCGCGGCGTTCCATCGCTCTCTAGCACGGCATGGCTCTTCGATAGCGGGGAGTCATGCTGTTTCTTGCGGGCGGCCCGTTGTTCTAAACCAGATTAAGAAAAGGGCGGCGCGCGGCTTGCGATCCAGGTGTTTCACCCACCCGGTAGCAACCGGCACACCCCCGCGCTCAATGCCTCGGCAGCGCGCGGATGGCTGCGGTCCTCCCCGACGGCCAATCCGCGCCGAGTCCAGAAAGCCGCCCGCGTTTTCTTCATGCCAAGTCACGTCGAACGTCCGCTCGGCCCCTATCGCCCAGATCCCGCGCAATGCTGCTCGGCGTGCGTATTCGGGAGCGGCGACCATACGCAGTGGTGCTTCGTGCGTGCGTGCGCCGAGTTAATGCCGACCGTTTACCGCTCAGACTGGAAGCGCCGGAGCGCCCTTGCCCGGCACTCACATGCGGAAGAGAGTCCCGGTACGTCGCGCGATTGACCCGCAGCGAAGCTCCCAACAACCAAATCAGGAACGAAGAACGATAATGTCAAATCAATCATCGACCGCAAGCGCAACAGCTTTAGAAAACCCAACCGAACTACAACGTCGTATAGACGAAATGCAAGTAGACCCAGGTGGCCAGGAAGACGACGAAACGAAAATGCAGAAGTACTGGCGTGAGGTGTACGGCATTGCCGCCATCCTGGATCCAGCCGCGCACCAGCGCGACATTTCCGACATGGCGATCAGCGGCAATAAGAACCGTCACCGTTGGATCGACGGCTCGGGTAAAGTCTGCTACCTGATGTCCGTAACGAATTCAGATCGCCGAACGACGTCAGGCGCGGTCTGTAAAGCGCCGCCTCGGATTGCAGCCGAATGCCTGGTTAAGCATACGCATCGTCTGGCGACGGACGAGCAGATCGCCGGGCACGACAAAGAGCACAAGCGGCGGTTCGATGAAGCGCTGGCGATCAAGAATTCGGAACGAACGGCGGCCGAGCAGATCGCAGGAGCATTAGGGACTGCGCTCAATCAGCGAAACAATCGGCAAGAGACGTCAAAGCAGTCTTAGTCTTTTGGGGCTTCGCTGCTTTCTTTCTCTTCTCGCGTGCGGTAAGTCTCTTCAGCGACTTCCTATCATGCCCATTCTTGCGGGCGTCGTGTCAGTGTAACCCATCTCTGTTAGCGGAAACAGCCCGACACTTCGCACGGCTCAGTCATGCCGTGTGACGCGGGAAGGCTACCGCATCGAAGCTCACAAAAGGCCCAGACACGCTGTGACTCGACAGTCACAGCTTTAAACCCCAACCATCCAAACTTATGCCCTCCAACACTGACGGAAACGGTGTCACCGGGCTTTAAAGGAGATTTCCAAATGGCACAACCAACGCTTATTAACAAGACCCGTTCCTACACGGCCATAGGCCAGGTATATACGGGAGGCGTCGTAACCGGCGCCACGAACGCCACGCCCATCGTCGTTACCACCACCTCAACGAACAATCTGGTGGCAGGCGATCAGGTGCAGATCACCGGGATCACGACCAATACCGCCGCGAATGGCGTGTTCTACGTGAACCCCCTGACGGCCACGACTTTCCAGCTGTACTCGAATGCCGCACTGACCACGGGCGTAGCCGGTAACGGCGCTTACGGCTCAGGCGGCGCCGTCTCGCTCGCGACCAACATCTCTGCCGTAACCGGCGACTGGACGCTGCGCCTCCGCGTGGACGCCCTGGCAGCCGCTTGCAATTGCGTCGTAGCGTTCCAGGATTCGGTAGACGGCTTTGTGTCCGATATCCGAACCATCGCAACTGCGGCGTTCACCGGTGCGAACTATCAGTTCTCCGCAACCGTATCCCCACAATTCACCGGAACGGACAGCTCGCGGGAATGGCGCCGGTACGATCTGATGGCCGCCCGGTTCGGAGTAGCGAGTGCGGCAATCCGTGTGTACGTACAAGAGTACGATGCCGGAGCAGGATTGGTTCTGACTGCTTGGTACGAGAACTAATTTAGGCAGAGTTGGGTGATTTAGGCTCTGAGGGGGCGAATGGGCGAGCGGGAGAGGGGGCGAAACCCCTATCGGTGTCCCGCGACATTCTTGTTTTTTCGCCCCATCGCCCCCTCTCGCCCGCTCAGCCACCGAAACAGGAGACTCCTCGATGAAGAAAATCCTTTCTCTATCCTTACTCACCGCAATAGCGGCCTTCGCGCAAGGTGGTCTTGTATCCTACCCAGGTCCCGATACCGGCGGCAACGCCTCACCCATACGCCGTGTAATCAACATCCCCGGCGCTTGCAACGACGGCGATGCGTACTACAACATGACGCTCCACCAGGGCTATACCTGCGTCTGGCCGACTACCGCCGGGCCGGGTATCTGGGCACCTGCTGGCGGTCTGATGCTCGCAGCCAATTCAGTATTCACCGGACCCACCGCCCAGCTCGTCTGCCATGCGCAGTACAACTTCAACGTGGACGGCGGCGCGGATGGGCTGATCACTCCGCTCAACAATTGCACCATTCCCGCGAACGCCGTCATCACCAACGTAGCCATCAACTCGACTACGGCGGTCACGTCCGCCGGATCCGCCACCATGTCGGTGGGCTCGACCAATTCCGGATCGGGCGCCGCTGCTTTCCTGGCGCTTACGGCGAAGGCGACATATGCGGTTGGGGCGTTTGTGCAGGCCATCCCGGTACCCTCAACTGCTTCCACCTGGGTTAAGACAACGACTTCGGGTTCGATTACCGTCACGCCCGCTGTTGCTACCTTAACGGCTGGTGTAGTTGAAATATACGTTTTTTATTACGTATCGTCCAGCTAGGTCAGTTTTTTGGGGCTTCGTCGCGCCGTTACGTTCTCGTGCGCGGCGTGTCTCATCCGCGTTCTCCGGTCATGCTGCTTTTTGCGGGCGTTGGTGGTAGGATGACCATAAGTAGTAATCACCGGTAAAGACTAGACCACCGGGGAGTTCGGTCGTGATGCCGCCGGGCTCCCCTAATACTCATGAGCGTAACGACATCGAGCAGCGATCCCATGGCGGGTGCTGGTGGCTGTTTTGCAATCGCATTCAAGTTCCTAAGCGTATTTTGCCTCGCGATCATAGTGTTGTTGATCGTGGCAAATCTCTCCGGTCGGATTCAGCGATTAGAGCGCACGCTGCATTTGCCTAATTGCGGCATCTTCACGGATTGCCTCGCTGCATCCCCCATCTCTACATTGAAACCCGCTCAACACTGAACCGTCCGAAGAGCGTCCCGGAACATCGCGCGATTGATTCGCCGCGAAGCCCCAAACACACAAAGGAGTTTGTCAAATGGCAAATCATATTACAGAAGCTGCTATCCAAACCTTGCTTGCCACCTCCACGGTAGGCGCATTGTATCCCTACCAACTCTTCCAGTTGGTGGACGCACTCAACAGAACCAAATACGTCTTGGCCGCTGACAGTCAGGCAGGTGCGGGCGAGTCCACGCTGGCGACGATCTTCACCTCGACCGGGCCTAATCCGTAGTCTTTTGGGAGCTTCGGGCGTTCAGCCCCCCCCCCGTGCGCGGCATGTCTTTTCGATGCCGGATTGCCACGCTGCTTTTTGCGGGCGTTAATGATAGACTTTCTCTCAGCGGGGTAGAGCAGTCTGGTAGCTCGGAAGGCCCATAACCTTCAGGTCAGCGGTTCAAATCCGCTCCCCGCCATTTCTTTTTTTCGTGAGAATCCTTCGCAAGAACGCGTACGTGAATTTGCACACCGGCGAGCGCACGGATCAACTCATCGGAGACGGGCAACGTGTCGATGTGCAGCAATGGACGCCCGCGCAATTGGCCGCAATCCGCGAATACGAGCGCGCGATGAAAGAGGAAGTCATCCCCGACATCGAGCGTGTCATGCGAATGCGCGAGCGCGCTTGGCGGAAGATGGTAACCGATGCCTGACATGAAATGGTTCGATAAACCGTTCGGCGAGCGCATCGACGCTTTCATCGAGGATGAGAACGGCGCGATACTTTGCCCTGTTGATGGCTTGGAAATGTGCGTCGATCAGGGACGCTTCTATTGTGGTAGCGGGCATTTCGGCGACGGTCACTGGATACCCGAATCGCAGATACTGTCCGGAGACTAACTCATGGCTGACATTCCCGTAGATCGTACCGCCCGCGTGCTCACCGACGGATCTCCCGTCACTGACGACCATCGCGAACTCGACCCGCTCACCGGTCAGCAGAAGGCGTATGTCGTGCTGAGCGCCGCCGAACGCGCTAAAGGATTCGTACGGCCGGTGCGTCAGACGTACGTGCATATGACGTGTCGCACCGAAACCCGTATGGGCCTTGCGATTGCCGAAAGTTACGCACGCTGCCCTACGTTCTACACCGGAACTTTCTGTTGCACTTGTCGCGCGCATTTCCCGCTCGATCAGTTCGTGTGGGACGACGGTTCGACGCTCGGCACCTAAAGCGCGTTAATCCAGTACTGGCGGTTGCGGCGAAATGGCCCGTCGACCGGTAGGACTGGCGGTTCTTGGCCAGCTAATAGATACGCTGAAGCATCGGTCGGTGAAAAGGCGCGGGAATCCGGAAAAAGGATTCTGGGCTGGGCCCCGGTTCCGATGCCACGCAACCGTCACAGAACGGGGAGCGGCATTCAGAGGGGAGTCCG